ATAAATCATTTCACTTGAGTCAGATGCTCTCCCTGCTAAAGCAGGAGATATCTCCCTACAAGGTCTTTCAACACTTCCAGAATCAACTAACCTAACATTAAAAATTTTTGTCGCTGATAAAGCCTTTGATTCACTTGCAACTGCTGTAGATGTAAATGTGTCTTCAACGGCAAAAAATGACATTTTTTCAAATGGCACCATATTAATAACATCTCGTGCTACTTCATTTGCCATATCTGTCAAAGCAGTAGAGTCAGCAAAAGAACCTATATAATCAGTTACTCTTGTACTTAAAATTGCCATTTATTATTTCTTTTTCTTTCTTTTTTTAGAATAAACTTTTTTCTTTTTAGGCGGTCTACCTTTTATTCTACCATATGTACCCTTACCTCGAGGCATTACTCATAACCTCTTTTCTGATTCCACATCCTTGTAATACTATCACCCATTGTTCTTTCATTAAATTCCACATCTGTTCGACTACCTCTATCTGTTCTCATCCACATATTTACTGTAAATAATGGTGGATTTGCTCGTTTCCCGCAATCTTTACAATAAAATTTATTATCGGGATTAGGGGTGCCACAATACTGACACCCCCTTTCCTTATTTTCCACTAACTCAGGATTAACGGAAGTCATAGATTGCATGACACTCAGGCAAACCATATTCAAGACCAGCTTCAGTCAGAATCATATCTAACCGAGAGTCTTTATCTGGTGTCTGAACGTTAGACATAATGTGTGTATCACGAGATACACCATTGCCTACAAGCGGACGATAAGCCAACTTACTCATGTCAAGAACAGCCATGTAATTAGCACTATTGCCACGGAATAGAGGCTCTTTTACAAGAGCATAAGAACCGTGAACAGTATCAATATACATAACTTTATGACCGAATTGCCCTTTGATATTTTGGATATCAAGCATAAATGCGTTGGTTGATTCAGTAGTATCTGGGTTAACGCCAATGTTGACGTTATTCATGTTGAATCCACCTAGCTTGTTAAACCAAGTAATCACAGGCAATGAGCAAAGTACTAACCTATCAGAACTTCCACCACGTGCGGGGTCAAACAATACTTCAGCATCAGCTAAAAGCTGGTCGTAAGACATTGCTGAATATTCTATTGCTCTACCATATGCGGCACCAGCCACGTATGACCAAGCAGTAGAACCTGTTTGAAACATAGAGCCAGCAATCGCAGTTCGGATGGAACCAGACACAGCGCCGTCACTATAACGGACACTTGACTGGATACCTTTTTGACCGAAAAGCATTGCTCTTTCAATGTCAACAGCATGTTCAACTAGTTTAGCCGCCCATGTTCTATCACGTTCACTAGGATACCCACGATAACGAGTTGCTAATGTAGTTCCACTCCACTCACAGGCAGTTTTAAAGATTTGACAAAGACCGTAGTCAGAACCAAGTTCTTCTGTAAAAAAGTCTGGAGATTGAGTAGCTTCACCAAAAGCTGTACCAATTACCTGAAACCTCGCACCATCTGCGATGGTTGAGTTTGCGTCACCGTTGTTTTCTATGATTGTAGTCTTCACCTCATAGGAGCCACCGCCCCCAGTCGCTTCAGCAGTCACAGCATCAACAACAGCTACAACAGGTTTAGGAACATTAGATGCAATACGTTCAATTTCTAAAACCATTCCCGGTATTAAAACAGTCGGAAGACCGCTTTCACCAGAATGGTCAAACCAAACGTTATTACCAGCCGCACTGTCACCAGTCGACAAAGCTGCATTATCATTAGCTTTAGCGGCTGTCACTAATCCAGTTCTTTCCGTCCAGCTAATTTTCGTTTTATCGTTTAGGTATTTAAACTCAGGGTCATCCGTTGGAACTTTCGCTACTTTACTTAGATAAGTAAAAAAAGGAGAACGTTCTGGAGCTAGTTCAACTACTCTCTCGCCAAAATTAAATAGACGTCTTGTACTATCTAAATTGGCAGCAGAAGAACCACCTGCTGTTCCCAGCGCGGCTCCCGGGACACCTGAGGTCATTGTACCACTATTAAAAGCCATATTATTACCTCATTGCTTTTATTATTTGAGATTTACCATTGAGTCCGACTTTTCTGAGCAGTAGCTACCACCGAATCGATAATATCCTGTTCAGAAGTCTTTCTCCTAGGTTCGCCTCCCTGTAAAACACCTGCGGGCATAGGCTGTTGCTGAGTCTTTCTAGTCGCTTCGATATTTTGACTAGATTTATTAGCTCCAACCTCTTTTTGCCTAGTATGTTTCCACACTTGTTGCAAGTCATCAATAGTATGGTCTGCTCTTGGTTTAGTAACAAACTCTATAAAATCAGATGCTTCAGAATCATTCATATTATAATCAGACTTAACTTGATTCTTCAAATTACTGATAGCTTGTTGCTGTTTTATAGCTCCCAACTCTTTTTCTACTTGCTGACGAACCTCTTGATTAATCCGACCCTGTCGCTGTTTATAGCTTCCAGAATCGGGTTTATACTCAGCATCCCAAGGGTCATAGTCATCCACATTTACCTCGTTTTGACTACTCTCACCATTTGGCTCTCCATTTTCTGAAGTTAACATCGTGCCTACAGCCTTTACAATATCCGGTCTTGAATTAAGCGTATTAATAATAGGCATAGCTTTATCCAAATCAGATTTTGTTTTATCATATAGACTCTGGAACTTTTTTGCTTCAGATTCCCAATCATCTGCACCCTCATTGGATACATTTGTATCAGCAACCTGCTGTTCCATTTCCTGTCCCTGCTCCATACTCATTTCCTGCTCAACAACTGGCTCTCCGCTTTGTTCAGCTACCGTATCACCTACGATATCCTGTGCGGAAGCACTACCTGTTAAGGCATTGAGATTTTCTCCCATTTTTTACTCCTTTTTTTAAGATGTTTACTAAGAAGTTTCAGCTCCATCTACTTGAGCGTCACCCATTTCACCATTGCCCATTTTCGATTTATGCATCTGTAACTTCACCTCATTTTCGAGTTTATCAAGACTACGCGCTGTGCGAGTCTTGCTATCCAGTTCATCGCCTTTGAGTCGAGATTTAAATTTCTCAACTTCAACGCGCTTACGGTCTTGCACAGATTCCCTTTGTGCCGTTTGCAAGTCTCCGGAAAGTGCTTTAACTTGTTCTTGCAGTTGTTGTATCATTCCCGCCATTTTCTTCATTTCGCCTTCTCTCTGCAAGACACCTTCCTTATCAAATATTTCTGTTTTCTTCAATGCTTCAACTTTATCTATAAGTCCTAATTTATAAGCATCTAAATAAATTTGCCACTCTTGATATTTATTAGATGGCAATGTAGAACCCGGAACAATCCTGACATCATGTTGACCAATCGTAATATCATTTTTTATTTGTTGTATTTCTTCTGTTTTTGGGTCTACTAATTGTAAATTTACTACCTCTTCACTAACATCATTATTAGGCTGTACTACTCTAAAAACTTTTTTAAATGTATAATGACTTTTTGCTAATTGATAAATAACTCTACCAAGTTGGACAAGAGCTTGTTCAACGTCTCTTAATTTTGACTTTCCCCGACCAGAACCAAATTCATGCAACATCGAAGTTCCACGAACTGTTAAGTCTCCCTGAGGTTTTATTCCATGTAATAACTCAGGAATACCAAATGTAAGGTCAATATAATTCTCATTTTGGTTTATAAGACCAAATAATTCTCTATTTAATGGTTGAGGACTAGCAAAATGAGGTTCACCCATTGTATTATCAACTTCTATTACAGCATTGGGATTTGCCCAGTCTTTTTCTAATTGCTGTACATCTTCAACACTTCCCTGAGGAACAATAAGTTTCAAGCCGGCAGAGGTTTGAGCGTGAGATAAAGTTAGCGAGAATAATTTATTTATTAATCTTTGTATATCTTTACATTTCGAGACATCAGATTTAGGATATGGGGTATTTGTCCAGATATTAGGTATTGGAACAACTGGATAAATATCAGTATTTAAAATGTATTCATATAAAATAATCTGACCCAAGGCACATGTTTGTTTAACTCGTGGCTGTTTTACTGGAACAAAATCTACAAAACCATCAGAAATTAGCTTTTGTCCCTCAGGACTTGAAGAAAATTCAGCCATTTCTTCCTCGGAAAGAATTTTTTCAGTACCATCTATTTTATTTTCAACTCTATAGAAGGTAACGTGAATCTTACTATAACTTTCTAATAATCTATATCTCTTTGGAACTTCTGCCCCTTTATGATTGTAGTCTTTAGTTATATCGGGAGTAAATGTTACTTGCCTATTAGCTTTGCTACTTGATGGAAAATCTTCCTCACTATATAAACCTTCATTATAAGGTTCAACTCCGTCAAGTAAGGAAACACCCTCCTCATCTGGCTCAACTATTTGAGGATATGTTTGAGCTATTTGGTCAGAAGTTAAAATAGTTGATACAATAATAGATGAAGCATCTTTTAAATACCTATCTCTACTTGCTGGGTCAACATAAACCCTAAAAGGAGTAACAGTTGTAAATTTTACTTCACCTCTTCCCATATCTGCTTGAGGGTCTAGATAAGCATAAAGATATCCAACTCCTATTGTTGAATAATCATGTATAGCCTCTTTAAACCTAACATCGCCATCAGATATATCCCATACATATTCTAATATTGTTCGCCAAGTTAAAGCTAATTTATTATCAGAGTCCTCTCTTCCAACTGCTGTAAATTTTGGAGTTTTAGCAGTAAGCATACTTTTTAACTGTTCAACTGCCGGATAGATTCTATCTATAACATAACTACCTTGATTTATTGAAGATAAATATTCTTCTTCTGCTGAGTCATAATGATTACCAAGATAAAAATCTAAGTCATCTCTCGCCTCAGTCTCCCAATCCTCTCTAGCGTCTGAAAAATATTTAAACGTCTGCTGAATTTCTTCAGCACGTTCATCTTTTTGAAACATCTCTGTCATTATCTATTTGGATTAAAAATTTCTGGCATTATTTATTTGGAAATAAGAACATATTTATTTTATCCATCATTCCGGGTTGGAACTTAGGATGCTGTTGCTGTACAATTTCTAATTTATCTCTTAAGGTGGGATGCACATTACTAAGACTATCAGAGAAAGAACTTACAGCATTAGTCCATTCCGTCTGGTCGCGAGCAATCTTATTTATTGTATCCATTTGACCTTCTGTAGCTGAATGTTCAAATATACCCGGAGACCTAAACCAATCATTCCAAAGTTTTTGTTCATCTTCAGATAAATTATCTATAGGCATAGGTTCTTGATTCTGAGGATGCTTCGCCGCATTCTCAGCGAGCATGATAGCCATATATAGCTCTTCTATAGCTCCGCCATTATTATTAGGAGGCATACTATACTCCAGCTAACATTACATTTACAGTAGCCTCATGAACACCATTACTGTAAGCTGATGCAGTAAGCCCAATAGAACTTGTTGCTTCACCAGCATGCCAAGGGATTACAATCGACTCTCCTAATGTTAATCGAGCAATAACCTCTCCAGCTAATGTAACATCAACAGTCGCTACTGTTCCAAGTGTATTTACATATTCAACTGCAACTACATGAGCGGTAGTGGGAATACCACCATCTGTAACATCAGCAGCTTCTGTCCATGCACTATCATTTAAATAATCTATTCCAGCAGAGTCTATTACTGCATTCTTCCAATAACAGATTTTATCATCTGCTGGCTCTGTAGATATATTATAACTACCACCCCATGTTCTTGAATCAGAATTGCCGTCAAGTGACTTATGACTGTAAGCAATACCCTCAACTGTAACATCATTATCCTGTACAATTTCAACTGAAGTACGAATTCTTATTTGATTAGCCATTTTATTTTAAATTCCTTTTTTTTTAATTTATTCTTTGACCTGTATAGGCATTATATTTCTTTCCTAAGCTTTCTAACCAGCTTTCTGATTTATTAGTTTTTGATTCACTTTCCTTGAATTTACTTGATTTTGGAGACTTTGCAAAGTAATTTGCATAATAAAATCCATCTAATAGGTCATCATGTCTTCCCCTTGGAAATTCAAACATTTCATCAACTAATTCAGTATGAGATTTTTTTATATAAAGTTTTTTAGTATTTACAATACTTGCTAAAGAACCTTCAAGTCTATCTTCTTTCTTTAGTCCATGCGGCGGTCTTATCCCTTTTGCTACTCCGGGAAGCATAAATCTTTGTGCTCTACTCATTCTAGCAAGCATATCTCTTACCATTTCCTGTGCGCCTACTGTTTCCACTACAACTCTTTTAATAGGAGCATATAATTTAGCATACTGGAGTACTTTTTCAGATAAGTCAAAAGTAGGTATCCTTTCTCTAAAGTAATCTAATACATATCTATTTCCTTCAGAATCCATACCTAAAACAAAGATAACTGAGAAATCTGCTGTTTTTGTAGTTGTATGCGCCATATCGACTCCAATATATACAAATAAAGGAATAAGTTCATCACCATCTCTTAAATAGGTAAATCTATCTTTAGAATAAAATGATGATTTATAATATTGAAGTTTATCAATTTTAAAAATAGCTTGTGTACTATCTCGCGCATCATTTAAATATTCCTGCGCAAACTTATTAACAAGTCCTGCTTCTATAAATTCTCGCTTTTTCTCATTTAATTTTTTCATTGGGAAATAATCATCCCAAATACTTTTACCATTTACAATAGCTTTTTCAAAGATAACTGACCATGGATAATTCTTTTTACTTTTAGAATCATTCCAGCCGTCAATTACCATCTGTAAAAATGAGTCATAATGAACAATCGTACCCGCTAGCCATATAAAACCTTCATTTCCCCTTGATTCTTCAAGTGCGGGATATACTGTAGATACAATCCAAGATTTAATCTCAGCTCTCCTATCTGGAGTCTTTGTATTCAATTCTGACTCGAAATCATCTAAAATAATACCAGTATACCTAACATTACCCTGACTTCGCCCCCTTAATCTCTGACTAGTACCTTTTGCCATGATTCTATGACCATTAGCAGTAACAAAATCTTTTTCAGTCCATCTGTTCCCCACAACGTCACCAGCCATATTTCCGAAATAATATCGTATAGCATCATTATACTCTAAATGGTGTTTAATATATTTAATATGGTCTATAGCCTGTGACTGCTCCTCAGATACCCAAGCTAAAAATTGAGTCTTATCTTTAGGACTGAACAAGACTCTATGTAAAAGCGCGCACTTACATAAAATAGATTTTCCAAAACCTCTAGGAATAACTATTGCAACACGACGTTTTTTACGATTTAACATTAAATCAGCAATATTATAATGAAATACAGGACTTTTGCTTTTATCTATAAAATCCTCAGACATAAAGAGTTTACCAAAAGTAATTAAATCATTAGCACATAACTCTAATATTTCATCTTTACTTCTATCTTCTAATAATTCCAATTAAGAAACTCCTACAACCCTATAATGCAAAAATCCCGCCTCCTTTAATTCAACTTTTTCATCAAAAGAGCTACCACATCTACTACAGATAAAACCAACTGGATTTTTTTTATAGACACTTACAACAGGAATAGACCAAAATCTATCCCTACGATTACAGACACTGCAACCTTTCTTAAGTAGTTTCGATTGTTCTCTCTGCATGCGCAAGTTCCTTTGGTCTATCCTGCTTTAATGCCTGTAACTGTTCTTGAGAAAATCCCTGAAAAACTGTAAGACTCTCAGTTTTCTTCTCAGGAGTAAGCATTCCCGAAACTTGCATTAATATTTTAATACTTTGTATCTTATCCCTATTATTAGCCTCCATATCGTCTACAATACCTTTCATTCTCTCTAAAAGATAAGTAGGAGATATTTCAGTTTCATCTAAGGCTTTTTGCATTTCATCATTTATCAAATTTTGTATCCTTTTTTGTTTTAATAATAGATTTGACTTCTCTTTTGCATTTTTTACAGAACCAGTATCATATGCTTTTATATAAGCATCAACAGCTCCTGCTCCATTTGCATAGTATTTAGCAAATAAGAATTCCTTTTTAGTTGGACTTTCCCTGTCATTTATAGATTCATACCAACTCTTTCCAGAAAATGTATAAATATTAGTCTTCGGCTCTCCATTTATAGTAACATGGTCTTCGCATATAAACTGTCCATAAGGAGTCCTAATAAAATCATAAACCTTATCACGCTTGACCATACTGTTTCTTGCAAGAACCCTAACAACTTTACCATTATCTGTCTTTATCCATGCCCCCTTTGGAGCTTTACGCCAATTCTCATGGATTTCTTCATCTTCATATTTTTTAAATTCAGCCTCGGAAGAGTAAATAATTTCCTCATTACCTTTAATAAGCCTTTTTATCATGCTTTGGCTGAAAGCAATTCATCTGGAAAGTATTCTATAACCTCAGGAATACTTTGATTATCTATAATTTCTAAAAGTACAAAAAGCTCAACACTAAAATCGCCGCCAGTTACAAGTTTTCTCCTCAACATAGGTGCTAGTTGCTTAATTACTGTAAAAGCCTGAATAAAGTTCAATTCTTCAGGGTCAACGTCACTTACTAATATTTGCTTTTCGCGCATCTTTTTCCACTTTTTCTAAATATTTTTCTAATTTTTTACTATTACCTGTCATTTCTATAAAATGTCCAATTACATGCTGAGTTGAATTTAACTGATTTGTTAGGATACCTACCATATTTTTTAATTTCTCTATTTTACCCTCATTTTCTATAAAAGCACTTAATAATCTCTTTTGAGTGACTTTCTCTCTTCTCTTCATATTTTAAATCCTTGACTTTCGGCAAAAAACAGTTTAGCTTCTGAGCGGTAGTGAAGCACACTACAACTAGCTAGCTCCCAGCTACAACTAAAACCAGATAAAAAATAATAAAAAAATAACTTCATGTGCAAATATACACATATTTAGACATATACAATATGAAAAAAAATACCTTACGATGTGTGCGCGCCTCCTACCGCCACCACCCCCGGGTTCGCGGAATTTTCCCTTTTCGGGGTTTAGTTGAAAAAACGCGCGCAAAATGAAATTTTCTCGAGAGTGCCTCCCACGGCGCAACCCGTAAAACTCGCAATGATTGACCCTATAAGGCGCGTAATATGTTCATTTAGAGCGATAATATAAGACTATGAATTAAGCTAAAATTGTCGTATTATCCCATATCGACCCGATTTTTGACAATTAAGACAATCAACGCGCAAAACTTCCAAGTCTTGCACGGGTTGATTTGGACGCGCAAAAAAGGAAAGGAACTCGAGATGAGTACACCTAAAGTAACGAAGAAAAACACGATGTCCGCGAAGCCAGTCGGCAAACCGGGCGACAAAAAACAACCCAAACCGCGAAGAGTGAAAAAACAACGCGTAGCCATAAAGGCACTCACGCCGAAGGCGAAATTCAGTCGTGCCA